ATGGCGCAGGCTGCCATGCCTGCTTCCCCGTTTATCAGCACGGCGCTGTATATCCGGCTGTCTGTGGAGGATAACAATAAACGTGGAAATTCTATCGAAACGCAAAAGCTGGTTCTCGAAAAATTCCTATTGGGAAAACCTGAACTGCGTCTTTATGACATTTATATCGACAATGGAGCAACAGGAACGAATTTTAACCGTGACGGCTTCCAACGGATGCTTTCGGATATTGAATCCGGCAAAGTAGGCTGTGTGATTGTCAAAGACCTTTCACGCCTGGGACGCAATGCCATTGACACGGGATATTACATTGAGCGGTATTTCCCTTCCCATAATGTCCGGTTCATCAGCGTTACGGATCAATTTGATTCTGAAAATCCTGATAATCTCCACGGCGGTATTATCCTTCCGCTGAAAAATATGATTAACGAAGCCTATGCTCTGGACATAGGACGTAAGATAAAGGCCCAGGCCCGTCAAGATATGAAAGAGGGCAAGTATGTGGGTGGCAGGGCGCCATTTGGATATATGAAAGACCCTGATGACTGCCACAAATTGATTATTGATCCGGTGGCGGCTCCTGTGGTACGCCAGATTTTCCAGTGGGCTTATGAAAAAGTCCCCCTCAACCGGATTGTGCTTCTGCTCAATGAAGGAAACTACCCTTCTCCCGGAATGTATAAGATGCAAACCGGGGAGATCACCCATCAGGCGTTAGCAGGGCGCGGCTACTGGCAGACCTGGACAGTTGCCAAGATTTTGAAGGAGGATAAATATACCGGCGACATGGTGCAAGGGCGAACAAAAACGGTCCTTCACCGGCAGGTGCCCGCAGGCGAGGAAAACCTGATTGTCGTTACTGGAACCCATGAGCCTATCGTTTCCAAAGAGATTTTCGATGCCGTTCAGAAGTACCGGGCAGAAGTGGCCGAGGAAAGCAAGAAGCACCCGGTTATCCCATACACGCCCAATATTTTTAAGGGGCGTATCTTCTGTGGAGACTGCGGGAGAAGCCTGCATCGGCAGCGCCAACAATGCAATGGTTCATATCGCTTCCACTGCCTGACCCCTACCAGGGTACATAAAGATAAATGCACTGGCGTTTCCATCAGCGAAACCGAGCTGATCGCAACGATACTGGATATTCTTAAAAGGGAACTTGCCGCCGTCCTGGGGGATTACGCGCTGCTTCTGAAAGACAACATGCAAAAGCACGAAAAAGAAGCTGCTTCCCGTGAGAAAGTCAACCGGGCAAAGCTGCAGTTTAATCAAAGCCGTGAGCTTTTGCAGACTCTTTATGAAAATCTGATGAACGGTGCGATTGACAGTGAAGAATACTTCGACTTGAAAGCGACCTATGAAAAGCAGATACAGGCAGCGCAAAAGGAGCTTGCTTTTTACGAAAAGCAGGCTGATGTCCGCCAGAAGCAGGCTGAAAAGTGCAAAGATCTGGAAAAAGACGAACAGGAACTTTTGAGCGGAGGCGTCCTGACTGCCGCCCTCATTGAGCGGTTGATTGAGCGGATCACAGTCTACCCGGATAAACAGGTAGATGTAAAATTCACGTTCCGCGCAGAATTTGAGGCGTTTAAGGAGGCGGAGGCAGAATGAAGAAGTACAGGATTGCTCTTTACATCCGTCTCTCTTTGGAGGACGCAAAAACAGACAGTATGAGTATTTCCAGCCAGAGAAACATCCTTCGGGAATATGCCTCTGAACTGCCGGAATATGCTAATGCGGAACTTACGGAATTTGTAGATAACGGGTACAGCGGGGCAAACTTCGAGCGCCCTGCGGTGCAGGAATTACTTGACCTGGTACGGGCCAATCGGATTGACTGTATCATGGTAAAAGATTTTTCTCGGTTTGGCCGCAACAGTTTGGAAACCGGCTATTTTATCGAGCGGGTATTTCCGCTGTTTCATACCCGCTTTATCTCTGTCAATGATGATTTTGACACCCAAAAGTTAAAAGGTGATACCGGAGGTATGGAAGTCGCCTTCAAGTATTTAATCAGTGAGTATTATAGCCGTGATATGTCGGTAAAGACCAAAACGGCCAAATACCTGAAGTTCCAGCGGGGCGAATACCAAAGTAAAATTTGCCCTTACGGTTATCGCAAAGGGGAAAACGGACGGATGGTGCCGGACCCGGAGACTTCCGAAGTAGTACAGAAAATTTTTGAGTATGCCGTAAATGGCATGAACGCAACCGATATTGCGCGGGAACTTTCCCGTCAGCAGATTCCCACACCCGGAGAGCATAAGGCCCGAAAAGGGATTAAGACACACGATGTTTCAAGAACTCACGGAATGTGGTGCAATTCTACGGTGCTTCGGATTCTTGCTGACGAACGATATATGGGCACTTATGTGATTGGCAAAAGAGAGGTTACAGAAATCGGCGGCCACAAGATGCGGAGCAAAGCGGAAAGCGACTGGATCAAAATACCGGACCATCATATACCGCTGGTGAATGAGGAAATCTTTTCAAAAGCCAATGCCTCTATTCAGCGTTTTAAGATTCCAAATAGGAAAAAACACGACTATCTCCTGCGTGGGAAGGTTATCTGCGGATGCTGTAAACATGCCCTGCACCTGGCAAATGGGACATCTTACCGGTGTCGCTTTTCCAGCACGATTCCTTCACTTGACTGCTATAACATTCATATCCGGGAAAAAGAACTGAATCAGCTTGTATATGAATTGCTATGCAAACAGTTTCAGGTAGCTTTCGGTATTGACAGCTTAGAGGATCTCCGTAAGATAGATACCGTTGCTATACGCCAGGCTGACTTTGACCGACAGATTTTTGAACTGCAGGAAGAAAAGCGGAAACTGTATGAAGCTCTTGTTTCCGGCAGGATTCCGCTCCCGGAATACAAGGATCAAAAAGAGCAGATCAGTGAAAAACTGTTGGAAGTACAGAATACCAAAGCGGTTGTCATGGCCCGTCTTGAAGCCAAACAGGAAGAACGGCAGCACCAGCGCCAGCAGATGGATATTTCCCGGATGCTGACGGAAAGCGATGGGCTGACGTCGGAATTAGTTGATCTTCTGATTGATAAGATTTATGTTTATCCTGATAAACGGGTAGATATTGCCTTTAAGATAAGGGACAGCTTGACAACTCACAAATGAGGGAAAGGGATTGATTATGCGGATTGCGTTTTATTGCAGAAAAGGCGGCACAACTTTTGGGTGTATGCTGCCGGAAGAAAAGGAGCGACTTCATGCGTTTTTTGCCGCCGAACAGAAACGGGAGGCGGCAAAATTCCTATCAAGAAAGCTGGATTGTGGGGACAAGAAAAAATAAATATTTTTTTGTCGTGGACTTGACATAAGGGTGGCGCAGGTCATGGAATCGGAAGTGAGGGAGGCCGGCAGACTTTAATATCCGGTTAAATCTGTCAGTGATGACGTTAGGAGCAAGGGGAGTAATGCGTCCGGTAATGCCCTGCCATTTAGCGGCTACAAAGTCCGGGTAATGTATGTAGCGGTCTCCGGCATAGCTTTTTGGCTGCTTTATAATCCAGACATTATTCTGGTCCATAACCATGTTCTTACATACATGGACAACATTCCCGGTAATATCGCCGGAATCAAGTGCGCTGATTTCACCCCGGCGCATCGGGCCAAAAGCCGCCAGGAGAATAGGAAGTTCCATTACGCTGCCACTGACATATGCTATGAGACGCTGTATTTCCTCATCTGACGGCACATAGATGTTCGGGCGTACTTTTTTAGGCAGAGAGGTATTCAGGGTGAAATCCGGGCGATATTGGCGTAATACAGCAGATATAAGCCCATGCATATTACGCACAGTTTTTGGACTGTGATTCTGTGCATACAGATTTACACTCTTTTGTACATCCGCCTGCGTAAGCCGGCTGATTTTAATGTCAGATAGTGGGAGCAGAGCGTTTTTGCGGATGCGCTTATAATCGACAATCGTACGGGGCGACAAAACGGCTTCCCGGTTCTGTATGTACTGGTCAACGGCTTCGCCCAGGCTTATGTCAGTTCCGCGTCCGTAAATTTCCTTGTTCGCAGCATATTCAGTGGCCATTTGTTCCGCTATTCTTTTGCCTTTGGGGCCCGGAATATCTGATGTGAAAGACTTATAAATTCTTTTCTTTTTAATTCTTCCATCCGGCTGAATAATCTCCTCGGTATGGCTATACACCTGGCACCTCCATGAGCCACTTGGTAATTTCTTTGCGGTTGGCATAAAATCATCTCCTTTTCTTAATTTTAAATACAAAAATAACAGCCAGTACAAATGTTCTGGATTGTATGGCTGCTCCGAAGATGATACAATATACTTGAATAGCGGTGTATATCTTCGGATTACACTTACCGTCCTGGTGTTGGCGCATCGGGACGGTTTTTAAATTTGACAAATAAATAGACTTGACATATAATATACTTAACAAGACAGCCAGTAAGGGAGGGTAAGGCTCCCCCGTCCTGGTACAATATTTAGCTAAGATTTAGCCGCCTATTCTTTTCCAGAGAGCAGGGCGGCTATTTCTTATTTGTATAAGTCAGAATGGCTACAATCAGTAAAGCAACGCTTACAATCAAGCTTAATTCTTCATATGTACTCATAAGAAGTTTTTCCCTTTCCGCAAGACTCGGACCGGGAATCAGCACGCCCCTCGGCTGCCTCGGTAAATACATTATTCTGTTATATTGCCTCAGTAGCAATGAAACGCTGGGATGCTTTAATTATTTTAGTTTATTTTTATAAATTTCCACCTTATCTTTTTTTAAAAGACCTTGTAAGAATAACTCTCTGTTTTCCACGTGCATATGGAAAATGTTATCATAAAAAGTATAGTAAGAAATACTTAACATGCTATTTAAAACTCCTTGAAAATTAGCGCAAAATTCACATGCTAATGTATTATCGTATCTAGGTAGTAAAGATAATGCATTGTTTTGAAAAAGTTTTTCTGAACTACTGTGTACAAATGCGCATAGGGTTGAATACTGCATTTTCAATGAATTAAGATGTTTCAGGCAAATAGGAGGGCTGAATATATTAGAGTTTGTAGCAATTTCAAATATTTCATAAACATTTTTATTTGATATGATGGTATGATCTTCGTTGTAAATAAAAGTTTTGATAAAATTTTCAATGCTACTTCTTAATTGTAGTTCTGCGGGTTTATACGCTCCGCTTACCCAGCAAAAAAATGCAAGTATTAAATCAGATCCTATTTCATTAAAATACTTTTTGTAGGCATCGTGTGTACCTTCAAAAATTCTTTGATATTCAAGTTCTCCTGATAAAACAAGAAAAGAATATAATTTTCTATGAATGCATTTTGCATTTTCTTTAAATTTTTCCTCAGACAAAACGGTACTTAAGTCATAATTTTCAAAATAGGAAATCAAATCAATGAAATCTTGTTGTATACGTCTACTCATTTTTCTCCATCTCAACGATCTTGTGAATAGCTTCATTCCAAAGGAATTGATTATTTGATTTTTCAATTTCTTTTTGATATTCACGTATTTGTTCTTTATTAAGCATTATGTTGGTTAGTACATATTTAGATATTCCCGTAGCTATGGTAGGTGATTCTTGTACTTTACAAATTATAACACCTATCATTTCATAACGAGATCTTTTATGCCAATTTAAAATCTCTATTCCAAGAATTTCATCAGAAAATTGTGCTAAAGATTTATTTGTAGTAAATAACGCTTTATCTGTTAGCAGTTGCGGAAGTATTCCAATTAAGTCATCTGTGCTTGGTTCTATAGCTTTAACAGACTGTTCTTTCAAATCTGATATAGTTTTTAGCACTTCGCTATAGTTTGTATTTTTTTGGGAATCCAATAGCCAGCATAAATCTTCAATAAAACTTACTGCCTTATTAAAATCTTTTTTTGATTTATTACGTTCCTGTTTCATTTTCCAGTCCTCCTGATAAATTCTTTGACAATTGCTGAAAAATCCATTTTTAATTTGCTGTCATCCAGATCTCTAATAAATTGATTACGTAATTGACCTCGAGCTATTTGTGTGCGTTTTAATAAGAATTTTCCATACAATAAATTATTCCATCTTGCGTTTGATGAGAAGTAATTTTGTGCTTCTTCGTGTAAAGTAGATCGTAAATCGACCATTGTCAAGACTATACCACAACATTTACAATCAAAGCCATAATTATCAGCTCTTTCATTAATTATGCCTTGCAACAAATCTAAACCTGTCATACTTATCGGGTCTGGTTTTACCGGAATAAGATAATAATCAGACGCAATAAGTGCACTAATCATCCAGACAGAAGGGGTTGGAGGGGAATCAATGATTACGTAATCAAATTTATTTTCTAATGTTTTTAGATAATTACGCAATCTATTTTCTCGTCCACTTCCAGCAGCCATTTCCAATTTAAATAACTGCAATGCTCCGGGAATATAATAAAATCCGCGAGAAGATTTTATGGGTTTAATATCCGAGAATTTTAATGGGGCATTTGCCTTATTTCCTTTAACAACTGATGTGACAATATGGGAAGAATTATCAAAAATATCTACAATAGTGTAGCCATTGTTTTTAATATAATTGATATAATCTTTTCCAGATAATACACATTGAGTGGCGTTAAACTGAGGATCCACATCTACTAAGAGTACATTTTTGGATTCTCTATTTACAAGAAAATCAGCTAAGTTAACTGCCATAGTGGTTTTCCCAACACCACCTTTCATGTTTATAAGACTAATAGTTTTCATGTTCTTTCCCTCCGTTCACTTTACCATGGTAAAGCGTTTCCTCTTGTGTTTCCCCAAGAAATACCATATTAATCAAAATCTTTCAGGCGCAATTCCACTAGCTTTTTACTATATCCGAACAATCGCGAAAACTGTGCGGTAGTGAAGTCAAGATGCTTCTCTATGTCTGCATCGGATAGCAATAAATCCATTGCAAAGCGATCGGCTTCAATCTCATATTTCGTTGTATTGAGTTGTGTCCTCGAGTCCATAAAAATTACATTCGCCTTTTTATGTAACAGCATATGTCCGAGTTCGTGAGCACAGACGAACAGTTTTTCATTGCTGGATAATGTTTCATCAATATAGATAATATTGTTACGCTGAAAGTACTGATAAAATCCTTTTACCCCATGCAGAGGATAAAAGACAACTATAACATTGAGACTGCTGATAATCTCAAAGGGATTCCGTGTATTGTACTTCCCGACCAGAGAATCCGCCAGCCTTTTAATTTTCATCATATCAATCCTTTTTATACTTTTTTGGAGTGTATTTCTCCTTATTCTTTTTCTTTGCCATCTCCATGCCGATTTGCATAGCTGACAGAATGGATTCGATAGCTTCAGGCGATGCTGGATCGCCGTCGAACATGAGTCCATCCTGTTTGAGTAATTGTTCGGTGCTGGCAAGAATCTCTTTTATGTCCTTTTCGTCTTTAGGCTTGAGTTGGGTTTCTTTTTTATTTTCTTCTTTTCCAGTTGAAAGATATTCCACAGTAACTCCGAAGTAATCGGCTATTCTTTGAAGCCGTTCGAGTGTTGTGCTTCCCGTTCTTAATTTACCAATAGATCCTCGACCAAAGCCGAGTTCGCGCTCAAGTGCTGTGATAGCAAGATTGCGCTCTTTGCAAAGTTCTGCAATTACGTCATACGTCGTCATAATCAATCCTTTCTGGGTGTAGAAAAAAATCTACAAAAGAGTTGACAACGTAGAAAATAATCGTTATAATACAAACATGAAGTAGAAAACGTTCTACGTACTGATGGATGTATATAAAAAATTCTACGTCGTTTGTGGTTATTCTGATTATAGAATATTTTCTATACAAAGTCAATGACAAATAGAATATTTTCGACTTTTATGTGTAAGCTTCATTGAAAAAGTAGAAAGCCGATAGAGGTTGCGTCTCCATCGGCTTCTACCCAAATTTTTTTACCCTATGTACTTTGCAGGCTTTCGCCACACCTAACGCAACTAAGTGCTTCTATGAAGTACTTTGTCACTTTCGCAGTTTTGGTTCTGCAACATGCCTAATCGCTGACGCATTATGAGGAGCACTTGATATGGTGAGATATTTTACGGGAATATCGCCCAGCATTTTTTCGTGGTGCATGCCACAGTAACGCCATATCAGTAATCTACCTTAACCCAGTTTTACGTGCCTTGGTGCCACGAGGGGCGACCTCATATTAAGGGAACAGGCAAAGTCAAAAGTTTGGTCAATGTGACCACGCTCCTTCCCTGCCTTTATGGCATAGAAGAATCATAACATAAGGATAGAAAATTTTCAATGTAGCCTACATATTTCAAAGAAAGGAGGCAACTATGATTTTAAAAAAAATCGAAGAGCTTGCAAAAAAGCACGGTATTTCTATTACATCCCTTGAGAAAAAACTGTCTTTTGGGAACGGGACAATCCGTAGCTGGTATAAATGCTCTCCGTCGATTGAGAAACTCAAAAAGGTAGCTGACTACTTCGGAGTATCTATCGAATACTTCCTTAGCTAATATGAAACATTTGATTTCTATCTGCAAAAGCAGTGTTTCAGGAAAGGAGGAGGTGAAATATATGTGGCTCTGCATGGCATTGGCATTCCTTTTAATTGTTCTTGCAAAAGAAAAAGGGATAGAGAACGTTGCAGAGGCAGTAGCATTTGCGGCAATGTTGTTTATTTTGTTAATGGAAGTATTTCAATATCTGTGATTTCTTCACATAAGCAGAATAAAAAAGCGACGGCAGATAACAGGTATCAAAGAAAAATTCAAGAAGGAGGAGTGTTTATGCCAACTGTATATTTAACCAAAGAACAGGAACGACAGGCCAGAACCACTAAAATTTTAAAAAACGGAATCCTGGAACAAAACACAGACCAAAAGGCTCTTGCAAAAAAGATAGGCATGAAGCATGGGACAACCAATAAACGTTTTAACCACCCGGAAACGGTTACTCTGGGGGAATTGTGGAAGATACTGGATGGACTGGAGATGCCGCCGGAAGAAAGGGCTAAGATTTTGATATAAGAGGAAAGGAGAGAAGAATGTACACCTATAAAGTGGTAAAGGAAGACTGGAATGGCGCCCAGGCAAAGCGCAGCAGACGGATTACAAGAAATAAGCCTTTAGTTGTTGGAGGGCTCTACGTCCATTTAGGCAAAGGATTTCCGGGAGCCTACCGGGTTTTAGAGTTATTGGAAAAAGAGGAGAACGGATATGAAGAAAAGTGACTTGAAGGAGGAATGATGGATGGGATTATTTTATCAATGTGAACAAGTTCGCAGATATATAAGGGGGGGGGTAAATATCTAGTGCCTCAAATTCAGCATAAGGAAGTTAATTTCAGGAGTAAAATCTTTGAATTCGTCAGACTGGTTTGCCTGACTGAAATTTAATCGGTGGGGCGTATGAAAAATGATTCTTTAAATTCCCCTTTGACAGTCGAGGAACAACAGTTTGCAATTGATAACCACTATTTAATTAGTAAGTATCTGAATATCAGAAGACTTCCGTTTGATGAATGGTATGATGTGGTTATTTTTCGTTATTTGCGTTCCGTTAAAAGATGGTTCGCTATTCCTGAATTACATAAATACAATTTTGAAATTGTTGCTTTTTATGCTATGCGTTCAGCAATCGGGAACGAACAGAGACGGCAGTCAAGACAGATTAAAACAATCAGCTTGGATGAAGTGATACCAGGGACAGATGGTATAAGTTACGGCGAAACTGTTACATATGACAATTTGGTTTATATCAATTTTAAAGGTGGTGAAGATATGAATATCAAGTACAATGTACAGCTTCCAGAAAGAAAATCTTTTCGGGGAGCGGTAAAAAGTGATGAAATCATTGCGCTTGAATCCTTCCTGTTGGGGAAGATGAAAAATATGTGTTTTGAATATGACACGCCGGAAGAAGCGAAGAAAAAATTATCTTGTATTCAGGCGTACAGGAGAAAGAATGGACACAAAAATATCTATGACGTATATCGGAATGAAAATTGTATCTATACGGTACGTTTAGAAAATTCAAAGAAAGCATGAAGAGAAGATTAAAATCATGGAGGAAGTATGAAGAACTTAATTATTTCCGTCCTGGCTGCTCTTTTAACCTGTCAGATGGACTTCTGGATGTGGAGAGGGGCAGCGAGCTACTTTACAGGCGTTTTGGTCTTTACGGTTACATATGCCGGTCTGATTGCCTGGATGGAAGAAAAAGCAACAAAAAAAGATTCCCGGACATAGTCTTGCCGGACATCCGGGAATCAAAGGTAAGGTGCTCTCAAAATACCTTAGCTGTATTTTAACAGAAAGTGAGAGGAAAAGCAAATGAAACCAATCGAAATTGATGTAGAAGGATATAAAAATTTTTTGGAGGAGGCAAAATAATGGCTACATTATATGAAATTAATAATGAAATTTTGAATTGTGTTGATTTGGAAACCGGAGAAATTGTAGATATGGAAAAACTGGAAGCGCTGCAGCTTGCTTTTGATGAGAAGGTGGAAGGCATCGCCTGTTGGGTTAAAAACCTTTTGGCTGACGCAAAGGCGATTAAAGAGGAAAAAGACGCTTTGGCAGCACGACAGAAGAATTGTGAGAATAAAGCGGCTTCTTTGAAGGAATATCTCTCCAGCGCATTAGGAGGGAAGAAGTTTAAGACTCCAAAGGTAAGCATTTCCTACAGAAAATCAGAGGCTGTGGAAATTGAAAATATTGGAGACATACCGGAGCAGTATCTGAAATATGCAGAACCCACCGTTGACAAAACACTGGCAAAGCAAGAGATGAAAGCCGGGAGCAAAATTCCAGGTGTTAAGCTGGTGGAAAAACAGAACTTGCAGATTCGATAGGAGGAGTAACATGAAAGACAATAAAATCCACATTCCCGGCAAGAAAGTTACAGTAAATGAACAGGGGACTATTAAACTTACCAAAGAAGCAAGTGAAGCGTTGGCGGAGGTAGTAAACGAATCCACTATGAGCATAAAGCAGGTAGCAAGCCTGATAATTGTACAGGCAATTAAGAATGATTTGATTGTATTTGACAGGGAGGAATAAGGAATGAGTAAAGTCATTTGTATCGCAGGGGAATCCGGTTCCGGCAAAACCACGAGTATGCGGAATTTAGACCCCAAAACTACATTGTACATAGACTGTGATAAAAAGGGGCTGTCATGGAAGGGCTGGAAGCAGCAATACAACACTGCGAATAAAAACTACATCAGGACAGATTTTGTACAGCAGGTATTTGCTGGGCTGAAAAGATTAGAAACGGAATGGAAAGATAAAAAAGTGGTCGTAATTGATACCCTTAACGGGCTCATGGTGGCGGATGAAATGCGCCGGAGTAAGGAAAAGGGCTATGATAAATGGGTTGACTTAGCTGCCTGTGTTTGGGATTTGGTATGCTATGCACATGAATTGCGAGATGATTTAACGGTAATCTTTACAGCCCATACCCAGACAGACCATGATGAAGCAGGTTATATGTTCACGCGGATTAAAACGTCCGGCAAAAAATTGGACAAGATTGTGCTGGAAAGCAAATTTACTACGGTTCTTATCGCTAAATGCGTGGATGGAAAATATCTCTTTGAAACCCAGGCAAAGAATAGCACAGCAAAAAGTCCTATGGGGGCTTTTGGAAGTTTTGAAATCGAAAACGATATTGTAAAAGTAATAGAAGCATTGGAGGATTTTTAAATGAAAAAATTAAATGGTTATGAAGCGGCACAGGTATATTCGGAACAGGAAAGGCTGCCGGCAGGGGGCTATGTCCTGAAAATTTTAGATGTAAAGTACCAGGAAAATAACTGGGGAGATGTAATCCTTCTTTCTTTTGATATAGCAGAAGGAGAATACAAAGACTTCTATGCTGCTAACTACAGAGCGCAGAATCAGGAAGATAAGAAATGGAAGGGCACCTATCGGCTTAGGGTTCCGAAGGATGATGGTTCTGAACAGGACAGCTGGACCATGCGCAGGTTTAAGACGGTAATTTCCAACTTTGAAGAATCAAATTCCGGCTATCATTGGAATTGGGACGAGCAAACTCTAAAAGGAAAAGCAATCGGCGCCTTATTTAATAACAAAGAGTATGAATTTGGCTGCAGACATGGCTTTTTTACAAACTGCCACAGCTTGGTGACGGCAGAAAAAATCCGTTCTGGGAAGTTTAAGATTCCGGCAGACACTCTTCTAAAAGAAAAAGAAGACAACGGTTATCCAACAGGAAGCACGCCAGCGGGAGACGGCTTTATGAACATTCCGGACGGAATTGACGAAGAGCTTCCATTCTAAAGAGGTTTTACAATATGACGCCTTTTGAATTAGAAAAATGTTTGGACAGTATGGTGCTGCTAGTAGATACCAGGGAGCAGCCTACTCAAAAATTAAAAGCCCGCATAGAAACCTCAGGTCTTCCGTATGAGAGACAGAAGCTGGAACAGGGTGACTATTCTTGCAAATGTACGCTGCCTGGAGGGGAAGAACTTGACTTCTCTTCCAGAGTGGCAATCGAAAGAAAAATGAATCTGGACGAGCTGTGCCTGTGTTTTGGTAAGGAACGGAAACGATTTGAACGGGAATTCGAACGCGCCAAGGAAGCGGGGTGCAAAATTTACCTTTTGGTGGAAGGCGGAAGCTGGGAGAAAGTTTATAATGGTAAGTACCGGAGCCAGTACAATCAAAAGGCTCTGGTTGCCAGCATAGACGCTTTCCGGGCAAGGTATGGTATGCAATTAGACTTTTGTAAAGAGGAAACGAGTGGGAAACTCATCAAAGATATCCTTTACAGAGAGCTGAAAGAGCATTTACAGGGATTGGGAGAATGACAAAAGAAGACATAAAACAGACATATTCTATGCGTGAAATTGTTACAAGATATGGATTTTATCCAAACCGGGCAGGTTTTATTCCCTGTCCGTTCCATAAAGGAGACCGGGAAGCCTCCATGAAAATTTACGACAAGGATTTTCATTGTTTTGGTTGCGGAGCACACGGGGATATTTTTGCCTTTATCCAGCAAATGGACGGGATAGGATTTAAAGAAGCGTTTCAGGCATTGGGCGGGATTTATGAGAAACCTTCTTTCTCTTCTAATCTGGCAATATACCGGGCAAACAAAAGAAAAGAAATGCGAGAAAAGCAAAGGGAACGGGACAAACAAAAACGATTGCTTAATGCAAAAAAGATAGATATATACAGGGAGTATCTGCAGAGAGCAAAACCGTTAAGCGAGGTGTGGTGTGACTGTTATAATGCCCTGCAACTGGAGCTTTACAGGCACGCAGAATTAAACGGATTGGAAAGCAGGTGGTAACATGGTTCCCTTGAATGAACTAACGGCAGAATCAATCTTGTCAAGGGAGATTTTAGAGGAGGTATTTGACCAAGAGGACGAACTATACCGGGCGGAATTATTGGCGTCTTTGGGGCTGAGGGCGTCCGAATTGAGGGTGAAAACAGAGTTTAAGGAATTGGTATCCGCTTACAGGCGTGTCGAAAGGGACCTAAAGAGGCAGGAACAAAAAAAATACAGCCCATCACTTTTGGAAAACTGGACGAATTTTACAGGGCCATATGACAACATGAAATGCAAAACATGGATTGCGTCTGATAATGGAATCTATCAGTATAACCCAAATCCTATGGCGCCTGATCTGCTTGCCTGCTATCACCCAATATTGCCAATAGAGCGATTAAAAAATCTTGAAACGGGTGAGGAGCAGATAAAGCTTGCCTATAAACGTTCCGGGCGTTGGGAAGAAATCGTTGTACCGAAAACGTTAATTACATCTGCGAGTAAGATCGTTGCTTTGTCCGCCAGGGGAATTGCTGTAACAAGTGAGAATGCAAAGCACCTTGTAAGGTATTTGTCAGATGTGGAAAACCTGAATGATGAATATATAGAAGTACGGTATTCCAGTGGAAAACTGGGTTGGATAAAGGACAAATTTATTCCCTACGATACGGAAATTATTTTTGATGGGGACAGCAGGTTTAAAAATTTGTTTGAATCCATACAGGAGCATGGAAAGGAAAGTAAGTGGTATAGCCATATTTATGAACTGAGAAAAACCGGAAAAAAAGAAATTAAATTTATGTTGGCGGCGTCCTTGGCCAGTGTTTTAGTAGGAATACTGGGCGGCCTTCCCTTTTTTGTGGATTTGTGGGGAGAGACAGAGGGCGGAAAGACTGTAACGCTTATGGTTGCGGCGTCTGTCTGGGCGAATCCGGGGGAAAGTCAGTATATAGGGGATTTTAAGACTACAGACGTGGCCCTGGAAGCAAAAGCGGATATGCTTAATCACCTGCCTATGATTTTAGATGATACAAGCAAGACATCAGCCAGAATCCGGGATAATTTTGAGGGCGTTGTCTATGATTTGTGTTCGGGTAAAGGAAAGAGCCGTTCTAACAAAGAATTAGGTGTAAACAGGGAAAACCGTTGGCAGAATTGTATTCTCGTTAACGGGGAGCGTTCTTTAAACAGCTACGTCAATCAGGGCGGCGCTATTAACCGAATTGTAGAAGTGGAGTGCGGCGAAAAGGTCTATGAAGACCCGCAAGAGACCGCTGACATAGTAAAGAAAAATTATGGTTTTGCCGGGAGAAGATTTGTAGAGATTATTAAAAAGTTGGGTATAGAAGAAATTAGGGCTATACAAAAAGACTTCCAAAGACAGCTTTTTGATACAGACAAAATGCAGAAGCAGGCGCTTTCCGTTTCCCTTGTCCTGACAGCCGATAAGATAGCCACAGAGCATTTATTTAAGGACGGGCAGTATATTTCCATAGAAGAAGCAAAAGAACTGCTGATAGACCGAAATGAGCTGTCAGACAACGAAAGGTGCTATCAGTACATTCTGGACAAGGTTGCAATGAATGGACAGCGCTTTGATATGGGAACGAGCTGTGAGAAATGGGGTATGATTGAAAATGAGTATATTGTCTTTTACAATCAAGCCTTTGATGAACTGTGTAAATCGGGCGGATTTTCAAAGAAATCCTTTCTTTCATGGGCTGATAGGGAGGGGCTGCTCCAAACACAAGGCGGCCGGCCGACAAAGGTTAAGAAAATCAATGGTACGGCTTACAGATGTGTATTTTTAAGAACGGAGGCTGGTATAAAAACCGACGAAAATGGGTTCGTGAAAGTGGACGACTGTATGCAGGAAGAATTACCATTTAAGTAGAAGGGTTACCAAAAAGTGGCAAAGTTACCGGGTAACCAGACGCTTTCTATATAGAATAAAAAAATATTTTATATTTTCAAAAAAGAAATAGAAAAAATTTTTTATATACAAAATAGACGGTAACTTGGTAACCGGGTTTTTAAAATCATAAAAAGTATAGTGTTTATGCGGTTCTCAAGGGCTACCATACAGCGGTAACAGGATTAAAAAAATGGTAACAGTTGGTAACTGTGGAAAGGTGGAGCATGGATAATATTGAATTAAAACAGTATTATGAACTATTTACAGACGCTTGGAAGCTCTTCCGAGCGCATAGCAATCCAGATGAATCAGACCAATTTTGGGAGAATTATGTAGAAGATGTGAGACGATTAGAGAAAAAACATCATGAATCTGTTCTATTCCAAGAGCTTGTATTAGCAGTTACCAGGGAGCTTCAGAAAAGGGGAAATAAAGGCAGGAGGGAGAAGTAACCGTAACAGAGTTAATGGAATCCCTGGAGAAAAAAGATAAGCTGCATTTTGACGAAAGATATAAGGAACTGGTTAGGAGGTATGGTCTTTGATAGAGATAATAGAACAGGAAACCCTGGAAGGGAAGATAAGGAAAATAGCAGAGCATTACAGCAGAAGAAAACAGTGGCTGCAGGTCATAGAGGAAGCGAAGGAATTACTAAAGGAGCTTGAAAACGCTGCCAATCCATTTGAGTATGAAGGTTTGGTCTATCTGCCGGATAATACCTGGTCAGAGATTGCAGACGTCATAATCATGTGCGCGCAGCTTGCGATGCAGCATGGAAAAGAAGACCAGGTAAGGCAGCAGTTAGAATATAAAGTAAACCGGCAGTTAGAGAGGATAGAACAGGAGAGATTAAGATGTTAGAAAAAATTATGGAAGAGATCGATGATTTACCAGTCATAACGGATATGGATGATGGATGTCTGCTAAAGTACGCGGATGTGGAAGACATCATCCGCAAGCACATGAATGACGATTGGATTCCGGCGGAGGAACGTTTGCCGAAAATCGAAGGTGTTTATGATGTGACTGTTATAAACGGAAAAGGCGAAAGCGTAGTATGCACATGGCAGTTTTTGGCGGGGCAACATTTATCTGGTAGGCAAACCTATGTAGACGGCGTGCATTATTGGGCCGATAACTATAGAGGCGATCCGATAAATAAGTATTTGTCAAAAAGTGTTATTGCGTGGAGAGAAAGGCCAAAGCCGTACCGTCCGGAGAAAGGAGCCGAAAAAGATTGAAACAGAAGTATAAGACCTGTAAACACGCAATAAGCAGCGGCCAGATTGCAGTCTATGTACAACCATCCTGTCCAAGGGCAACAAGAATAAAGGGCTATCTGGTAAGCAGCAAAAAGCGATGTGAGGACTGCAGAAGCTGGGAGGCGAGAAAGTGACGATGAAAAACGCAGAAGGGTATCCGGTACCCACAGAGCAGGAGGCCATCGGGAACCTTACGAAAGAGCAGAACTGTTATGTTCGGCAGATTGCCGTTCACATTAAAGAGATGCTAAGTTTTCTTGGATTTGAGCTATTAGAGATTCAGATTCTGGACAAGAAAAGCAGGAAGAAATATCACTGGGGAGGGAAGGCCGTTGGACATCAAAAAAGAAAATGAGGAAAAGAAGAAGTATCTAAGGGGATACCAGAAGGAAAAGCGGCATCTGCAACGCTTAGAGGAGGAACTGGTGGAGTTGAGATTGGGAAAGATGCTACCTTCTGTTATCCAGGATGGTATGCCCCATGCTTCCGGTGGAGGAGACTTATCTGGATATGCAGCGCGGGTGGACAGATTAGAGAGAAAGATTTTAAAGGCCAGATATAAGTGTGTAAGCAGGTTCAAGGAGATTAAAGACCGGATAGAGCGTCTGGAAGATGAAAATGAAAAGGACGTGCTGATGTACCGGTACATAAAAGGGATGAAGTGGGAGGATATTGCGGTGAAGATGGATTATTCCTGGAGAAGGATTCATTATATTCATAGTACTGCATTGGAGAAATTCAGTCTCCCAGAAAAGAGTGCATAGAAGTGCACACTCTACCTGTGTTATAGTGTATCTGGGTTAAATAATAAAAAACCTCCTTCAAGGTAAAACGGCAGCAGGGTGTCACAGCTTTGCTGCTGTATCAGGCAGGGCAGTAGCCTAAATACTGTCGATTTTCCCCCTCATAAGTAAGAACGCCCTGTAGAAATATGGGGCGTTTTTTATGCGATTATAGGTATAGGGATTGACAAATACGCATTAAATACGTATAATATAAACATGACCAGAAATAATACTATTTTAAGGAGTTATTATGAAAAGACGAGACTTAATTAAACGCCTTGAAAAGAATGGATGGTTTCTGAAGAGATATGGTGGTAATCATGATCTTTATACCGATGGAAAGAGAGTAGAACCTATCCCAAGACATTCAGAAATCAATGAGAAGCTTGCACAGGCGATTATCAAGAAACTGGGGCTGTAGCCCCAGAAACTTGATATATTTTCATAATACTTAAAAAGTTATTTGGTTATAGAAAAAAAGGAGGACTATCATGAAGAAAGGAGCATATCCAATCATTTTGGAAAAAACGGATGATGGGTATTACGTAAAAATTCCCGATTTTGGCATTGGGACTCAAGGTGAAACTATAGTAGACGCTATGGAAATGGCAAGAGATGCTATTGGATTAATGGGAATTGATTTAGAAGATGATGGAAAACAAATCCCAGAACCTGGTAGCGTAAAGGTGGAGGTAGAAAAAAATAATATTTTAACATTAGTTGACATTGATTTTTTAGAGTATCGAAGAAGGGTTGATAATAAAGCAGTGAAAAAGAACTGTACAATTCCATATTGGATGAGTGTAGAAGCTGATAAAAAAGGTGTAAATTATTCAAGATTGTTACAAGAAGCAATTGCTTCGGTACTAGGAATTAATAAAGAAAAATGTTAATTAAGTCTCATCATCATTTAGAAAGAGCATCCTTCGGGATGCCTTTCTTTTAGGACTTTAGCTCAGTGGTAGAGCACTTGACTTTTTGTCAAGATGCCCTGGGTTCGATTCCCAGATGTCCTAGTAGATAAAAATCAAATGATTGGAAGGTGGTGAAATGCCGAATGAAGAAAACTTAAAAGGACATGGATTTCATGAACGAACAGCGAAGGAACGGCGAGAAATCGCTGTTATGGGCGGTAAAGCATCCGGTGAAGCGAGGCGCCGGAAGGCAGATTTCAGGAAGACGCTGAACCTGCTACTTACCGCGGAAATAGATAGTGAAGAATATAAGCCGGTTCTGGAGGCACTCGGAGTTGAGTGTACTCTGGAATCGGCTCTTTTAATGGCCCAGATTAAAGAGGCAATGAAAGGCAACACGAAGGCTGCTTATTTTGTGGCGCAGTATGCCGGACAGTCTGGACAGACAGATGCGGATCTGGAAGAGCAGATGGCAAAGATACAGTTGATGCAGGCACAGAAAGAAAAAGTGGCGAAACAAGATACAGAAAATGAAGGCAGCAACAGCGCAAAAGATCCATATGATGTAATTATACCGGAACTTTGGGATGTTTTCGATGACCGGACGCATGAACATCAGATCATTACATCAGGTCGTGCCGGTACAAAGTCGAGTTTCGCTGGAATCCTTGGCATAGCAACGATCATTTCCGATGAACCTGCAGCAGTTGTTGTATTGAGAAAACGGCATAATAAGCTGCGAAAGACTGTATACAAAGAAATCATTCGGGCGATCGGGCGTCTCGGTCTTAGCAAAGATGATTTTGATATAGGTGTTTCTCCGATGGAGATTCGGCATAAAAGGAATGGGAACATCATTTACTTCTCCGGCTCGGACAGTATAGACGACACGAAAGGTATTATTGATGAGGATAAACCAATCCGACTTGTCATTCTGGATGAGCTGACAGAGTTTTTTGACGTCGGCGAAGGCGAAGAAGAGCTCACTAACATCGAAGCAACGTTCGTCAGGGGAAATAATGAGTCGTTCAGGATGCTTTATCTGTACAATCCGCCAAAGAATCCGAATGCACCGGTCAATGTCTGGTGCAGAAAGATGGAGCTGCGAGAAGACGCTATACATAAGCACATTGATTACCGTGATGTCCCTGTAAACTGGCTCGGAAAGAAACTTCTGGAATCCGCAGAACTGTTGAAAAGCGTAGACTACCGATTATACAGGTGGGTATGGCTTGGAGAATGCATCGGTGTTGATGACCTGATTTATTACATGTTCAATGACAGTCTTCGGAAAGAGCCAGAAGCGGAGCATTACAAACTGATCGGAGTAGGCGTTGATTATGGGCAACAGAATGCGACGACTTATCAGGCGGCAGGACTTAATATCAATACACGCAGGATGGAGGGGCTCGGAGAGTTTTACCACTCAGGAAGGGAATCCGGAAAGCAGAAAAGCCCGTCCGATTATGCGAAGGAATTAATAAAATTTACAGATGCGCTGCATGAAAAGTATTCGTGCAGTGTTTTTTATGTGTTCATAGACCCGTCTGCAGAAGGCTTAGCGGAAGAAATTAAGCGTCTTGTCGTGGAAAGCAATCAATATTCTATTGTTATAAAGAATGCGGAGAATGATGTCGCAGTCGGGATACAACGCGTGCAGAAATGCATGACCTATCAGGTGATGTCGGTATCGGAGGGCCAGGAAAACCTGATCCGGGAACTCGGAACATACGAATATGATCCGAAATCAATTGAATCTGGCAGGGAGAAACCCATGAAGGTAGATGACCACTGCTGTGATGCGTGGAGATATTTGGTGATGGGGCTGTGGTCTAAAATCAAGTATTTCCTTCCGGCAGGAGAAAGGGGTGAGGAGAATTGAATATTGTAAAATATCTGCAGAAGGCAGGGTACGATACCCTTGACAATGGCTTTTATACGTTAATTGACATCTGGGAGAGCTGGTATCAGGCCAACGTAAAAAAATTCCACAGATACCGTGTGTACAATGGAAATAAATATACAGCTTGCCGCAGATTAAGTTTGGGAATGGCAAAAAAGGTTTCAGAGGATATTGCAGATCTGCTTTTGAACGAAAAAGTTCCCTTATCCTGGAGCAATGGACATGTGTCAGAATGTGCTTTTGTCTTTTATAAAACCATTAGTACAAAAAAATATGCACAGATTCAAATTCACAAACTGGAATCAGGCCAGTATGTGATTGAGAACCACGTCGTGGAATGTACGAATGGAACTGGAAAAGAAATCTATCCGGAAGACTGGGCATCTTTGAAAGGTCTGGAAAATCTGGCGCCCAAAATACAGACAGGCTCCACAGAGCGCCAGTTTGTTATTGACCGTTTAAACATCGTAAACAATTATGGAAAAGACAATCCGATGGGGGTATCTATCTTTGCCAATGCGATAGATGTTTTACAGGGAACAGACATTGCTTACGATTCTTACATAAATGAATTTGTTTTAGGAAAGAAGCGGATTTTCACCGCGCCGGAAATGCTGCGGACGGATCTTCTGGGGAATCCGATATTTGATCCAAATGATATTGTTTTTTACCAGCTTCCTGAGGGGACACTGGAGAAAACAGGCGGAAAGCCTATCGTGGAAGTTAATATGGAAATACGTGCAGAAGAGCATGAAAAAGCTATTAACGATAATTTAAACATTCTTTCCATGAAATGCGGGTTTGGCCAGAATCATTATAAGTTTGAAAATGGAAGTATTCAGACAGCAACGCAGGTTATTTCAGAAAACTCAGATATGTACCGGACGATAAGTAAGCATGAAATTCTTTTAGAGCCTGTTTTAGAGGAATTAATCAGAATTATTATCCGGTTGGGGAATGTATTAAACACGGGACTGGATCCGAACACGAAGATAGTCATAGACTTTGACGATTCAATTATAGAGGATAAACAGGCAGAAAGGCAGAGCGACAGACAGGATGTCAGTATGGGGGCTATGAGCTTGGTAGAGTATCGGGCAAAGTGGTATGGAGAAACGGAGGAAGACGCTGCGAAAAGAATTGTACAGGAAATCAGCGATCCGGATCCAGAAGAGGAGTGATGTAAATGACCCCAAAAGAAAAAGGAGGCCTTCCTCTTCAAGTAGAAAAATTGTTTTATGAACTCCAGGATAGAATTTTCACGGATATTGTCAGGAGAATAAAAAAGACCGGAGAGATTACCAGTACAGCAGACTATCAGATAAATAAGCTGCTGATTTTAGGAAATAGTACGGAATTTGTAGAACAGGAAATAAAGCGCTTGCTTCATGCATCAAATCCGGAAATATGGTCACTTTATGACAAGGTAAGCAATTGGGAATACGTTCGTTATAAAAACGCATATGAACAAATAAATGGACATTTTATTCCGTTGGAAGAGAATGAACAGATTCAACAGTGGGCTCAGGCGGTAATTAGCCAAACAAACAGTGAAATTAAGAATCTGACGCGGTCTTTAGGTATGACTGTAGATATAGGCGGAGGGAAAAAAGCTTTTACTCCTTTGTCTGAATATTATCAGAAGTATCTGGATGGGGCATGTATGGATATTGTGACGGGCGCCTTTGACTATAATACTGTTTTGAGACGCGTAGTAAAAGAAATGACTGCTTCAGGGATTAAATCCATTGATTATGCATCCGGATATAGCAGCAGAGTACCAGTCGCAGTAAGAAGAGCTGTAATGACAGGGGTTTCTCAGCTGTCAGCACAAATCAATGAGAAGATAGCGAAAGATTTAGGTACAGATGCCTATGAAGTAACCTGGCATGCAGGACACAGACCTTCGCACTGGTGGGGCGGAAATGTATACACGAAACAGGAGTTGGTATCCGTCTGCGGACTCGGGGAGGTATCGGGGCTTTGTGGTGCCAACTGCCGACATAGTTATATGGCGTTTGTGGAAGGATTTTCTGTTCGTACCTATACGCCAGAACAGTTACAGGAGTTGGAAGCGAAGGAGCAGCAGACGAGACTGTATAATGGGAAGAAATATACGCCTTATCAGGCTTCGCAGATGCAGCGGCAAATGGAGACAAAGATGCGGAGTCAGAGAGCAAATGTACGTCAGCTGCAGCAGGGAGGAGCCAATCAGGATGATATATTAGCCGCAAAATCTAAATATCTGAATACGCTTCATCAGTACCAGAATTTTTCTAGGAAAATGAGGATCCCGGAGCAAATGGAACGGGTTTACATGGACGGGCTTGGCAGGGTCGCGCCGGGGAAGGCAGCATATAGAAAAACCGTTGCAAAAATGGAGAGGGATGCTATACTGAAGTCAGAGCTGCATGAGGCAGGGTTAAAAGGCATTATACATACAAAACCAGTTAAGATTGATATGGATGCCCTGAGCTTTGATGATAAACATATTAACGGTCAGAGGAATCATAACATTTCATTTGAAGAGGCAAAGTCCTTTATAGAAAATGCGCGTATTTCAGAGACAGTCTGGAAAGGACGTTTTGAGAGATATTACAGCCTGGATGGTGTGGCTTATGTTAATAAGAATAACCTTCAAATCCGTACTGCTTATAAGGGTGATGAAATAAAAGGAACTACAAAAAAAGTAATTGAGGTGTTAAGGAAATATGGATGACAGGTGGGTATTCTGTCCTTTGGTAGACAGAAAGATAGAAGATATTGACTGTATTGAAAACAGGGATGTCGTTGATGGCATGCTTGTTGAATCTTCTCTTCCGGATGAATATAAAAGAAAGATAAATTGGAAAGACATTTGCAGAAAGTGTCAGTGGCACAACTATTAATGATTAATGAAAGACCATTCATTCTTTTGAGGATGAGTGGTATTTTTATACCCATTTTTAAGAAAGGAGAGCCTATGACTACAATTACTTACAAAGAAAATGGAGTGATTTTTGACGGGCATGCAGAGAATCCTGTGGTCTGTCACGGAATTTCAGCTGTTAGTCAAATGGTGGCAAATTTTGTGGAAGACAGGAACTGGGGAGAAGTGATCCGTAAGGATGGCCATTTGGAAATCCGGGACATAAAGAAGGAGTGTTGCAGCAGCGAACTTTTTCAGGCAATGGTAATCGCTATTGAAGACATAGCAAATCAATATCCAAACAGCATAAAGATTGAAAGAGGATAGAAAGGCGGTGATCCGGTATCTCCCTATGGGACGCGGGGTGAAGCGTCTTATTTTTATGTCCGAAACGTGATGACAGAAAAAAGCATCGGAAAAACACTCATAAATGGAGGGATTGAAAATGAAAGACAGAATGAATTTAAGGCTATTTGAAGACGGCGCAGGAGCCGGAACTGCCGGCGGGCAGGGAGGAAACGCAGGAACTGGCAACGGCAGCCAGGGAGGGAATGCCGGTGGAAATCAGGCGACGTTCAGCTTTGAACAGGCAGAAGAAATCGCAAATGCAAGAGCCCACAGAGCGGAACAGGCAGCATTAAAATCTTATTTTCAGCAGCAGGGAATGACTCAGGAACAGGTACAGCAGGCGCTGAATGATTACAGGGAACGGCAAAAAAACAGTCAGCCTAATACGGCTAAGCTGCAGCAGGAAAGAGATGATGCCCTGGAAGAAGTAGCTAAGATGAAAAATGAAAAAATTTTAAGTGCAAAAGGCGTGAAAGCAGAAGATTTGGATTATGTCATGTTTAAGGTATCGAAAATGGTAGACGATAAGACTGATTTTAAGAAAGCAGCAGAAAAATTTTTAAAAGAGAATCCACGGTTTGCAGGACAGCCTTACCGAGTGGTAAGCACAGGCACACAGACCGGCGGAGGAACCGGAAAAGAAAATGATAATGATTCAATCAATGCGGCCATTAGAAGAGCCGCGGGGAGGTAAGGATGAACAGAAACAGAATGAATCTTAGGATGTTTGAAACAGATGTAAATATTATTGACAGGACCGGGGCGGAATCTTTAATCCCGGAAGAAAGGGCCAGAGAGATTATCCAGGGAGTGGTAACGCAGTCAGCCGTTCTGTCAAGGGGCAGAAAATTGCCGAATATGTCCAGCAGGACGTATAAAATGCCAGTACTGGACATGCTTCCGCTGGCTTATTTTGTAAACGGGGATTCCGGGCAGAAAAAGACAACGAAAATGGCATGGGATAAGAAATTTATTACGGCAGAGGAAATTGCGGTTATTGTTCCAATTCCAGAGGCCGTATTGGATGATTCGGATTATGACATCTGGGGAGAAGTAAGGCCACGAGTCGAAGAGGCATTTGGCAAGAAAATTGACGGCGCCGTGCTTTTTGACGAAGATAAGCCCTCCTCCTGGAGAGATGGTTTAGTAACGACCGCTACAAAAGCAAAAAGTGAAGTGACTTTAGGAAGTTCTGACTCCTTATATGACAAAATTATGGGTGAGGACGGTGTTATTGCAAAAGTAGAAAATTCAGGCTTTTTTGTGACTGGTCATATGGCAGATATTTCCATGAGAGCTAAGTTAAGAGGGCTGAGAGACGATGTGGGGCAGCTGATTTTTAAGTCGGATATGCAGGGGGCAACTACATACAGCCTGGATGGCTCTCCGATGAATTTCCCAAATAACGGAGCTTTTGATAAATCAAAAGCGCTGATGATTTCAGGAGATTTTTCTCAGCTTGTGTATTCTATTCGGCAGGATATTACGTTTAAATTGTTTACAGAAGGCGTTGTGCAGAATACAGACGGTTCTATCGCCTACAACTTAATGCAGCAGGATATGGTGGCTTTGAGAGCTGTTATGCGTTTAGGATGGGAAATTCCGAACCCAATTAATTCTATTCAGACAGATAAAACAAAGAGATGCCCATTTGCTATCTTAAAAGCAGGCGCCTGAAAAGGAGGAAAAAATGCGGGTTATAGATGCAGTTAAAAATCTTGCCGTTGCCATAAAAGGCAGCGGTGAGGTATCTGATATTGATACAGACCAGATTGCAGAAGCGATTCAGTATATGGCAGACAACTGGGAGGAAATAAAAGCGGGGATAGGGACCGGGGAAACCTATGTGCTTCCGGCAGCAACAACTACGGCGCTTGGAGGAGTAAAAAAGGCAGCGGCAGTGTCTTCTGTATCAGCAGCAGATGCAACGGCGGCAGAAGACGCTTATGACAAAACAACGGCTCAAAGCGCAGTTTCCCTGGCAAATGCCAACAAGGCGGCTATTAATGTGTTGATTTCCAAGCTGAAAGCAGCGGGAATCGTAGAATAAAGAAGGTGTTATTTATGATGCCGGTGGATTTTGTGTTTTATAGAAATGAGTATGGAGGAGCGCTCATCCCGGATGCTGCCAGCTTTAAGCGAATGATAAGAAAAGCGGATGGTTATTTAAAAGAAGCTATACACCAGAATCCATCCGAAACTCATCAGGAACAGGTATGGCTTTGCCTATGTGAAGTGGCAGAAATACTGTATCAGGAGGAACAACGGAAACAGCAGTCAGGCGGGCGGGAGATACAGTCAGAAAATACCGATGGCTATAGTGTTACCTATGTTTCTGAGACCGGTTCTTTACACAGAGAAATATCGGGAGTGATACGGAGATATTTGGCCCATTCGGGACTTTTATATGCAGGGGTGAGGTGTCATGCGAACAAATGCAACGATAACTATTTTTAACAAAAGGCCGGATTTACAAACAAGAAAAGTTTTTTATTTTCCTCACAAAATAGAAGATGTGTGGTTTTACTGCAGCAGAAAAACAGAAATACAACAAGGAGCTCTGGTGAGTGCAAATGAATATAAAATCCGAATTCCATTTCCACAGCAAGACTGGGTACCGCCTTCTAGTTATCAGACTTTTTCAGGAATAGTGAGAGAATGGACGGTACAAGACGGTGATTTCTTTATTTTAGGGGAGTGGGGAAAAAGTTTCGTAGAGGGAATATCTCAGGTGAAAAAAGAGTTTTCTGGAGTGGTGGGAATGGTCTTGAACCATACAGAAAATTTTATTGGAACTTCCCCGCATATCAGAATCGGAGGAGGCGATTAGATGCCTGCAAGAGTAAGACTGAAGCTTGATCCTGCCGATAAAATACTCTTAAAAAGGAACCTGAATAAAAACGGAAAAGGGCAGAGATTTTTTACACACGAAATAAAAAGGCTTTCCGATCCGTATGTGCCCATGCTTACAGGAAGGTTAAAAACAGATGTAACAGAGCTTCCTGGAAGCATTACCTACAATTCTCCCTATGCCAGAAAACAATGGTATGAAAATAAAGGGAATGGCCTGCGGGGAGCACGATGGACAGAGCGTATGTGGATAGACAGGGGCAAAGAGATTGTTCAGGCAACAGCAGAATATTGCGGAGGAAAATCAAAATGAGTATTGCATGTAAAGTGAAGGAATTTATTGAACAGTGTCCATTTCTAGAGGAATTCGAACAGGCAACTTTTCCAGTTGTAAATATGAACCTATTAGAAGCGGATCCAACAATGTACAGCATCGAATCCACGCCGGCAGAACCTATTTTGAAAAGGTTTGCAAATGGAGATACATTGCGACAATATGTATTTTCACTTTGTTCTCGTGAATTGTATGGACCTATTGAAAATTTAAATACGGCTGAATTTTATGAGAAATTTTCGGACTGGTTGGAAGAATGCACAAAAGAAAGGAAGCTTCCCAATCTGTCCGGGCAGCTGCAAAGCAAATCCATACGTGCAACTACAGATGGGTATTTATACGATAATCAGGGAACAAGCTGTCAGTATCGGATTCAATGTCAATTTACTTATTATAAACGGAGGTAGAAAAATATGAAGATGAATTTACAGATTTTTTCAGAAGCAGCAAATACAGGAGTTGTTGGCAGATGGCAGCATCCAGGCTATTTAAATATTACCTCAAGCGAAGAGAGCGCGCAGTATGAATTATTGGGCTTTGGGGTGACGCAGCTGGATGATTCTCCATCAGCTCAGACAACTTCAAAGCGGTATGTGAACCAGAAATCGGCTACGCAGACCATTGGATCTTATGAATGGACGGCTCCTTTGGAGTTCGACTTAATCCGATCAGAAAAAGCCATCGAATATATCGCAGGGATTGGAGAAAAAGAAAAAACGGGTGTGGATGCAGAAACAGACTATGTAATTGTCTATTTAGAGAAACAGGTAGCTGAACAGGCGACTACCTACGAAGCTAAAAAGAGAAGAGTGGCCGTTGAAGTATCTGAGTTCTCAGACAACGATGGAGAGATTCAGGGATCTGGAAATCTCCTGGCGGTTTCAGACTGGGAATATGGACAGTTTGATACCAAAACGAAGACTTTTACACCAAACAGTAGTTTATCAGCATAAGAAGGAGGGGCTTTAGATGGTAATTCATGGAGTTATATTAGATTTTTCTCTTTACAATTCTAAAAATATACAGATGAGAGAACGTTATTTTGAAGAGCTGAAAAAAATGCGTTCGATTAAGCAGGATATGCAGGCAAATAAAACCGAAAAGGAGAAAACGGAATATCTTTGTAAAAGAATTAAAAAAATGTTTGACTCTGTATTCGGATCCGGGACCGGCGTGAAGATTTGTGGAGAAGAGGACGATTTATTAGTTTGCATGGACGCTTATGAACGTCTGGTAAACGAACAGATGCGGCAGCAGAAACGTTATAAGGGAATTATGAGAAACTTAGGAAATCTTTCCAAAGGGACTTCGAAAAAATGAATCCGTTAATAGAAAGATTTCCTTTATCTGTAAAAGTTGGCGGTACGAAATGCAGGATAAACTGGGATTTTCGTACCGTTTTATCTTGTAATCAGAACCTAAAGCCGTATCAGTGCAAAAAGGAAATTCCTCAAAAGGTGTTATTAAAGATTTTGCGGCGCTTTTATCCGGAAGTTCGGGTTTTCACAGAAGAACATATCGAAAAATGGTTTTGGTTCCTAGCCTGCGGAAGAGAAGAACCATCTAAGAAATTCCCAAAAAAAGTTGCAGGAATCAACAGCAATCAGCCATTTGATTTTGATGTAGATGCCGAATTAATTTATGCGGGTTTTTTGCAGCAGTTTCAGATTGACCTGCAGAAGGAAAACATGCATTGGTGGAAGTTTATGATACTGTTGGAAAACTTAGGAGCCGAGACAAAATTATCTAAAATAATGGAATACCGAACCAGGGATCTTACGAAAAAAGGCTTAACGAAAGAAGAAAGAACTTTTTATAAAGCCATGCAGAAATATTACAGCCTGGAACGTAAAGGAGAAAGGCCGGACGAAAAGGCCAGAGAAATTGAAGATGCACTGCTTCGTGGGGAAGATATAACAGCGTTGTTGGCAGGTGATAATGATTGAAAAAATAAAGTGTGAAAAATGTGGACATACTCTTCTTTTTGCAGAATTCATAAAAGGGGAGATGAAATGTCCGCGTTGCAAAAAAATAAATAGGATAGAATATCCGGCAAAGGGAAGAGTTCAGAGGTGCACCAAAGAGTAGCATCCAAGCCTACTTTGCAAAGAAACAAGGTAGGTGAGAAAAATGGCGGATGGGAAAGTAATAATTGAGACTGCCCTGGACAATTCCGGGATAAAAACAGGCCTGTCAAAATTAAATAGTTTAACGGTTAAAGGGCTTAAAGTAACTACTGGAGCTATTACCGGAGCGATTACTGGAACTGCAACTGCTTTAGGCGGGGTAGCCACGGCAGCTATAAAAGTAGGTTCGGATTTTGAAGCCCAAATGTCAAGAGTACAGGCGATTTCAGGAGCAACAGGAGAAGACTTCCAAAAACTAAAAGACCAGGCAATTCAATTAGGGGCGGATACCGCTTTCTCAGCATCCAGCGCAGCGGAAGGTATGGAGAATCTGGCAGCGGCCGGTTTTACTACAACAGAAATTATGGATGCGATGCCCGGTCTTTTGGACTTGGCAGCGGCTTCCGGAGAAGATTTGGCAAGCAGTTCTGATATTGCGGCATCAACACTCCGCGGATTTGGACTTGCTGCATCAGAAGCAGGGCATGTAGCGGATGTCCTTGCGGAAAATGCAAATAGGACAAACTCCTCCGTAGCGGAAACCGGTGAGGCGATGAAGTATATCGCACCGTTGGCGCGGGCATCAGGAATCAGCATGGAGGAAACTGCCGCTGCTATTGGTATTATGGCAAACGCCGGAATTCAGGGAAGTCAGGCAGGAACCACATTAAGAGGTGCTCTGTCCAGATTGTCGAAGCCTACAAAAAATATGGTTGAGGCGATGGATGAACTGGGAATATCTTTTTATGATTCAAATGGAAAGATGAAATCCCTCTCCGAGCAGGTAGGAATGCTGAGACAGGCAACCGAGGGCATGACAGATGAACAGAAAAATAATTATCTGGTAACCCTTTATGGGCAGGAGGCTCCTTCGGGGATGCTGGCTCTGATAAACGAAGGAGAAGGCAGCCTGTCTGAATTAACAAAATCTTATGAGACATGTGACGGATCTGCAAAAGCAGCAGCAGATACCATGCAGGATAACCTGGCAGGAGCGATTGAACAGCTTGGAGGTTCAGCGGAAACTTTCGGAATTGTATTTTATGAAAGTGTTTCCGGTTCTTTGAAAGATACGGTTGAAACAGTCACGGATAGCGTGAATGCAATTACAGATGCTTTCAAAGAGGGAGGGATTGAAGAAGCTGTTAAAACGGCCGGAAATGAATTTGCGGATTTGGCAGTAATGGCTGCAGAGCATGCGCCGGATATGGTAGACGCGGCAGTTGATTTTATAGAGTCCTTTATGAAAGGAATCTCCGAAAATAAAAATAAATTATTAGGGGCTGCCGGAGAGATTGCAGAGACTTTGGCAAAGGGTTTGACGAAGCTTCTTCCAAAAAAACTACGGGATCCAGCGGAAAAAGCAATTGAAGCAATTACAGATGCTTTTGAAGAAGGCGGGATTGAAGGTGCCATTGAGGCGGCCGGAAATGAATTTGCAAATTTAGCAGTGATAGCGGCGGAATATGCACCGGATATGGTGGATACGGCGGCTGAATTTATAGACGCTTTTATAGACGGCACCTCAGATAACGCAGACGAATTGCTGGAGGCTGCAGGGGTGATTGCGGAAGCTCTGGCAAAAGGACTGGTGAAACTTCTGCCAAAAGAACTGCAGGAGCCAGTGGAAAAGGCAATAGAGGCAATTTCAAAATCCCTTACAGGCGGAGGACTGAAAAAAGGGATCGAAACAACCGTACATACGTTTGAAAACCTGTTTGATATTGTAGAAGAGATTACGGAAACGGCTCTTCCTTTATTTACAGATGCTCTTGACTTTGCAGGTGACCATCTCGGAGAATTGGCGGGATTGGTTGGAGGGATTTCAGCAGCTATCTTTATTTATAACGGTTATGTAAAAACAGCTGCTGCTGCCCAGAAGATTTACAATGTTGCAATGGACGCATATAGGGTATACGTAAAAAAAGCAGCTGCAGAAACTGCAATTTTAAATACCGTTACATCAGCAAATCCTATCGGTTTGATTGCAGCTGTTGTAGGAGGAGCCATTGGAGGACTTGCCTTATATAATTTGACTCTGGAAGATACGATTTCTGACAGTGAGGCATTCAACCAAAAATTAACCGAAGAGGTTGAAGCATTAGAGGATGCGAAAAAGGCCCGGCAGGAATCGGTAGAAGGAATTGAATCGGAATATGGCTATTATCAGGAACTGTGGGATGAGCTTCAGGGAATTGTCGATCAGAATGGAAAAATCCAAGAAGGTTATGAGGAAAGAGCGGCCTTTATTACCGATACTTTAAGCGAAGCGACAGGAACAGAGATCGAAATCATTGACGGAGTGATCCAAGAATACGACAAGTTAAAAGATTCCATTAGCCAGTTGATTGAGAAGAAAAGAGAAGAGGCGATTCTGTCTGCTTATGATGACGCATATTCAGAGGCAATAAAAAAACAGGACGAAGCTGTAGAGGATGTAGCAAAGGCCTATGATAATTTAAGAGAGGCGAGAGAAAAAGAATATGAGGCACAGGAAAATTTTAATGCTGCGGTTGAAAGAGGCGAAGAAGGTTTAGAAAACTATTCCAAAGTAGTAGCATTAGCAAGAGACGAAGTAAAGCTGTGTAAAGACAGCCATGAAAAAGCCACGGAAAAACTGGCGCAATATCAATCCACAATCGCCAATTATGAATGGGCATACGGAGCAGTACAATCAGGAAGCCAGGATGCTATTTTAGCCGTGCAGGCATTAAGTGGAGAGTTGCAGACTGCGGATGCAACCTCAAAAGAAGCATTAGGTAAACAGGTAAATACTTTTTATACCGAGTATGAAAAAATAAAGGCGGCAGCCAGTGAAGGGGCACAGGGGGTTAATGATGAAATCGTAGGAAAAGCAGAGGCTCTCTATTATCTTGCCCAGGCAGAGTATGCGAAAGCGGCCGGAGCATCACAGGAAGAAATTGATTCCTGGATGAACAGGGCGCGAACTGCAATTTCCAGTTCAGGTATGCCGGAAGCAGCACAGCAGGAAGTACAGGAAACAGCCAATAAAATGACAGAAACTGCTGAGGCTACAAAAGAACAGACAGCACAGGCAGGAAAAACGCAGAAGGACAGTTACGACAGCGGAGTGAAAAGCGGTGACAATTCTGCCGGGGCCGAAGTCGTTTCCCAAACGGCATCAGATATTGCACAGGAAACAGAGAACCAAAAGGGAAATGTGGAAGCTTCTGGAGATAGTCTCGGAAATGCTTACAGTACCTCTGTTAGTAATTCAGATGTTTCTTCTTCCGTTAAGAAATTTACAGATGACATTATTTATACTTTAAAATCTGCAGATCTTGCAAAGACAGGAGCTGCGGAAGGAAAAAGTTTTGCAGAAGGCGTAAAGAACGGGATTAATTCCAGTCGCGCGGTTACCGTAAGTGCTGCGAAAATGTTGGGCCAAAAAGCCTGCGAAGCACTGGAAAGTCAGAACCTTCAGCAAAAGGGAACAAAAGAAGGACTGAATTTCGGTAATGGTCTTGCGAAAGGAATCGGAGAGAAAAACAGTCTGGTGAAAGGCGCCGGCCATTCGTTGGGAAACCAGGCAGTCAGAGGTTTGGAATCCCGTGATATTTATGGAGAGGCATATAATGACGGATTAAATTTCTCTTATGGCCTTGCAAATGGCATTTATGCCGGAGAATCAGAGGCAATTTCAGCAGCAGTATCCGTGGCAGCATCCGCTTTGGCGGCGGCGCAGAACGAATTAGATATCAATTCCCCTTCAAGAAAGACAAGAAAGTTTGGTTTGTCTTATGATGAAGGGCTTGTTGTCGGGATGGAAAAAGGGCAGAGGCAGGTTGAAAAGACATCTACACAGTTATCCTCCAGAATGTTGTCCGCATTTAACATGCAAGGGATTACTGAACGCATGCGTGCCATAATGGGAATGAATATAGAAAGAGCTACAAGAGGAATTCAGTCAGAAACAATACTTACGCGCAATATTTTCCCATCTTTGAACACTCCAGAGAAAGAAGGCGAGGAAATCCCTGTACAGCTTGTCAACGTGTTTGAGGTGGATGGAAAAGAGATGGAAAGAAAAACTGTGAAGGCAGTTATTAAGAAGGTATCCAGTACCCAGTATGCGGTGAGACGGTCAAAAGGAGGAAACGGATGAGAAACATCAAATACTATTTTGAAAATGAACAGGGGAATTCAGCGGATCACGGAATCTTGTTTCCCACCCTGCCGGTGATAACGCTTGGCCAGAAACAAACAGAGCTAAAAGAGATTGCAGGGAGAAAAGGAACACTGGCCGTAGATACAGGCATATACAGTGATACCGTTATCCAGAATTCTGTGGAGATTAGAGTATCCAAAAGAAGTGATTTGGATCCGGCTTATTTACGGGCAGTGCAATGGATCCGGAAAAGCCGGAAAGTAGTCTATAAAGATGCAGAAAACTATTTTTACAAAGTAAAAAAGGTAGAGGTAGGAGAACCCAGCCATGATACGGACTACAATTGCACCTTTGACTTTACCTTTACATGTGAGCCGGGAGTCTATATCTCCGGTGGGGAGAGAGAAATGGAAAAAGCAGAGGTGCTGTATAACCCATATTCTTTGTGCGAGCCCATCTACCTAATAGAAGGGGAAGGCGTCTGCACGCTGACCGTAAATGGGAAGACCATGAATGCCAACGTAGGCCAGAACCTGACCATTGATACCGGGCGGATGCTGGCCTACCGGGAAGACGGGACCCTGCAGAATACCCAGGTAACGGGAGACTACGAAGATTTGTACCTGCAGCCCGGGGAGAATACGATTACGATTACATCCGGGTTTGACTTGAAAATCATCCCGAACTGGAGGTGCTTATAATGATACAGGTTTATGAAAGAAAAAAGGAAACATGCCTGATACCTTCCTCGGAATATTCGGGTTTCTCCGAGGAATATAGTGGAGTCAAGTTTACACGAAAAATAAAAGAAGACGGAAGAATAGAATTCACGCTGGATGGAACCCATAAAGGCAATGTGTTTCATATGTTTACACTCGATTTGAGTAAAAAGAAATATGGAACCAATTATTACATGAAAGCGAGTGTAGAAAGCGAACGCAGCCGGTTATATTTTGGAGTTATTACTGACGGGACAGGGTACACAGGACATGGAAGTACAATGCCAAACGGGGAAAACGAGATGTGGGCTACCATTCGGGAAAACGAAGACTGTATAGCATTTGGATTCGGCTTAGAAGATAACTGTATTTTCCATAATGAGACCTTTACCATCGGCGTGTATTACGACAATGGTGAGTCTGACGATAGATTTACAAGAAACGGGGATATGACACTCCTGCCGACAGAAGCAAATATCCATGTTATTTTAAACAGCACTTGGGAGGCCACTTTGGAGCACCCTATTGATGAAGAAGGAAGATGGAAATACATCAAGGAGGAAGCGGTTGTAAAGCTTCCTTCTTTTTATGGGAAAGACCAACTGTGGAGGATTAAACGGAAGGAAAAACGGGATTCCGGCATTTCCGCTACCCTGGAATCCATCTTTTACGATTCCAGGGACGACTGTTTTCTAGTAGACGTCCGGCCGACCAATAAAATCGGTTGGGACGCCTTAAAACTTATGACAGCTCCCAACAGTAAGTATCAGGGGAAATCGGACATCGTCGACACTGCCACAGCTTATTACCAGTTTAAAAACCTGATGGAGGCCATCAACGGGGATGATGAGAACAGCTTCATCAACCGGTGGGGAGGGGAAATCCTCTTTGATGATTATACGGTTATTATCAATAGACGGGTGGGCGGCGACTACGGGGTGGAGCTGCGTTATGGGAAGAACATCCCCCAGGACGGACTGACGGAAGAAGTGGACATCCGGGAAGTGGTAACCAGAATCTACCCAAAAGCCTATAACGGTTATACCATGACCAACAACGGATATGTGGACTCTCCGCTGATTGACAACTATCCTACCATCAAAATCCGAACCATCACCTTTTCGGACGTGAAAATGAGAGAGGATGCCAGTGAAGACGATGAGGAAAACGGAGTGATTCTTTGCGACACCCAGGCGGAACTGGATGCAGCCCTGAAACGACGTTGCGAAGAGCAGTACAGGGCAGGATTGGATAAACCAAAAGTTACCATCTCAGCGGACATGGTACTTTTAAAAGATACAGAGGCCTATAAGGATTACGCTGTCTTAGAGGACGTCTCTTTAGGTGATACCATCCACTGCAAAAACTCCCACTTAGGGATTGTGACGGATGCCCGTGTCATTGAACTGGAATGGGACTGTATCCGGAAAAAAGTAAAGTCTGTTGTCCTGGGCGACTTCCAGTATAACTACTTCAATGACGTGGATTCCGCGGTCAACCGAATTGACGGTGCTATCCGGCCGGACGGCTCTCTCGTGGCGGAGAAGATTGCCGGGTTTATCAACGGGGCAATGACCTCCCTGAGGGCACAGGCAAATATAGCGAAAAAAGTCGGAACAAGAGCCATCTTATTTGAAGATCTGGATCCGGATAGCCCAACCTATGGAGCCCTGGCAATTGGAACCAAGGGGATTGAGATTGCCGGACAGAGAACGGAGGATGGAAAAGACTGGGATTGGACGACGGCCCTTACCGGAAAAGGAGCTATTGCGGACATTATTGTAGCAGGCCTGCTCTCGGATAAAACCGGAAAGAATTTCTGGAATTTAAATAGTGGGAACATGCAGTTCACTATTGAAAAAGGAAGCGGAAGCAACATCCACGTAGTAGACGCAGATGGAAATACCATCTGTAAAATAGATGCCGGAGGACTGGAGGCCATTGCGGGGACGATAGGAGGATTCCGAATTACAAAAAATGGATTCAGCTGTACCTCAGATGATGGAAAGAAACGGTTGCTTATTATGAATTACGATTACGATAAAGAAGGATCGCTTGGAACTTTTTATATCCAGGCATGGAAAGACTCAAAATTTGACGGAGACACAAGTGGTTGGGAAACTTTAGTGCGTTATGACTATGACGGAGAAGCCTGGTTTATGTCACCGCAGTATGTATTTAGTGGGACAAATGTTTCCCGTGTACAAAGAGATTATCTTTTAATTAAAAACGCAAATATTTCAGGGGGGCATATATTTGAAGGAAAGGTTGTGCCGGAATATTACATAACAAAAGACAGTAATGGACATGGAATCGGCCTTGAAATTGGAAATACAGAGACGGCAGATGCAAGAGGAATCCGTTTTGTTTTAGATAAGTTAATGATTAATAATTCAACAGGAGTAGAAAACGCTTCCTTTGAATTCGTTGCACCTAAAAATGCAGTCTGGAGGGATGGAATTGGATATGTGTTCGGAAGCTTCCGATATGCAAGATTAAGTTTTGTACATGGGATCTTGGTAGATTATTGGTGGAAAGATTTTGAGGAACCAGAATAAGGAGGTGAAAACCACATGGAAATCATAAAAAGAGAACTGTGGGTAACCCAGAAAAGGATGCTCCTCCCAGTACCCTATGTCCAGGGGACAAACGCCGTAACCCTGGAGTTTTCCTTTATGGATTACACAATTCCTTCCGGGGCAACAGCCAGAATCTACATAAAAAAGCCCTCCGGGAAGGAGGTCTACAACACAGCCACATTAAAAAACAACGTGGTAACGGTAAAGCCGACCACGCAGATGTTTGCAGAGACAGGCGAGTATCCGGGGCAGATCCAGATTGTAAAGAGCTCCTCCATTCTGGCCACGTTTCTCATCCCGTTCCGGGTAGAACGGAACATTGTCAGCGAAAGTGCCGTACAGTCTGCCAATGAATACGGCATCTTAGATGAACTAATAGAAGATGCGCGTACAACCATAAGCAACATGGAGGGATTAATTGACCAGGTAAAAACCAAACTGGAGAACGGGGAGTTTGATGGTCCCAAAGGAGATACCGGGGAAGACGGGGCAACCTGGTTATCCGGCACTTCGGTTCCTTCTTCCAGTACCGGAAAGAACGGGGATTTTTATTTAAGGACAAGCACTTATGACGTTTATCAGAAGTCTTCCGGGAGCTGGACAAAAAAGGGAAATATCAAAGGGGCTACCGGAGCGACCGGAGCAACGGGAGCGGCAGCCACAATCACCGTGGGGACAGTAACAACCGGAGAACCGGGGACAGAAGCCAAGGTAAGCAACAGGGGAACTTCCGGTGCTGCTGTTTTTGATTTCACGATCCCGAGAGGGGATACAGGGGAGATTGAAAACCTGGATACGGCAACCGTCAATTTTACCCAGGCATCTACCCGGAGTAACATTCTTTCAACGGACACCCTGAAAGTAATCCTCGGGAAGATTAAGAAATTCTTCGCAGACCTGCACACGGTGGCATTTTCTGGGAGTTATAGCGATTTAAAGGATAAACCAACGATTCCGTCCATCGTAAACAATCTTACCAGTACTTCCACGGACTCCGGCCTGTCGGCGGCGATGGGAAAACAGTTGGCAGACAACCAGGGCGATTTGAGCGATTTGGATACGGATGGAAAGGACAATCTGGTTGAGGCAATCAATGAGGAACACGCCAGGATTCAAAGTGGAAAGACGGGACTTATCAATGCGTCAGGAAAAGAGAACATCCCCGATCAGTCGTATGGAATCGTTCAGATTACCTTCCCGAAAGCGTTCCCGTCGATCCCTAACGTGGTGGTAGGGATTGTATGTCCAGCAGAATCCGAAAATGCGAATTATGGAGGGCTTACAGCGACGGTTGAAGAGGGTTCTGTAACAAAAACTGGCTTTAATTTGCGAGTGTTTAATGATTCCGGAAGTGGATGCCAGCCACGTGCTTCCTGGATAGCGAGTATATAAAGGAGGATAAAAGAAAATGGAAAACAAGATTATTTTTGCAGACAGGACAGAACAGGAAATCCTGTCCGGAGCCACCGAGTACAGTTTCAGCCTGTATTTGAAAGATATGGAGGCATTTACAGTCTTCCACACAAAAATGACGGAAGAGAACCTGGAAGAGTACACAATTGTCAGCGGAGAATCCCGGGAGATACGAGGAAACCGGAAAGTAAAACGGGTATCTATAACAGAGCAGTCAGAGACGGAGGAAACTCCCGAAGGGCTGCTTGTTGTTTATAATCTGGAAGACTTAACCCCGGCCGAGAGGGGAGTGAAAGCCATCCAGAAACGCCAGTCAATGTACGAAAGTGCGGTACTGGTGGCGCAGATGCAGGCGCAGTCTCTGACCGATGTACAGGCAATCACGGTGAAGAACCTGTACCCAGAATGGAAAACCGTGATCGGCCAGACGATAGAAAGAGGCTACAAGTTTACCTATGAAGGAACGCTGTATAAGACCTTACAGGATACCCTCCTGATACAGGAGCAGTATGTTCCGGGGCAGGGGACGGAAAGCCTGTATGCGGTGATTGACGAAACCCACGCCGGGACGAAGGAGGATCCGATTCCGTATAACGGTAACATGGCATTAGAGAATGGAACATACTACACCCAGGGCGGAAAAGTATACCTTTGTAATCGGGATACCGGACAGCCGGTTTATCAGGCCCTTGCAGACCTGATTGGGCTTTATGTGGAGGAAAAGTAGGAGGTGAAACGTATGGATCCAGTCCTCACCTTTCATGTTACAAACCAGATTATCACCCGGACAGACCGGTTCCCGGTGGTGGCAAAGTCCCGGAATTACCTAAAAGCGGAGTTTATCTTTGATACGCCGGAATGGGCCGATCCCAAGACTGCCCTGTTTGAACGGGATGGGAAATGCTGGGCGCAGCTTCTAGAAAAGGATGCCTGCCTGGTTCCCTGGGAGTTTCTGGACACAGACCAGAGCTGCCACGGCCAGGTATCGGTCTTCTGCGGGAACCTCATAACTGCAAATAAGGAGAGCGTCTACATCGCCGCCTCCGGCTACCGGGAGGGAGAGACGCCGGCGCCTCCTTCTCAGGATGTTTACCAGCAGATATTGGAAAAACTGGGGGCAAAAGCGGATGATCTGAAACTGGACGGAGGGATGCTGTCCCTTCTTTCGGAAGGAAAGGAAATCGGAACCAGAATCCGCCTCCCATCCGGCGGGGAGGGCGGTGGACGGGAAATCGAACTGAAAAACAACGGGACAGCCATCCAGTGGCGGTACACAGACAGTAACGACTGGCAGGATTTAGTCTTACTGGAGCAACTAAAAGGGAAAGACGGCCAGACCCCGGACTTTGAGATCCGGACAAATGGCCATTTGATAGCCATTTATAAAGAATAAAGGAGGAAACCATATGGCAAGAGAAATTGATTTAGGGAGCGTCATCGGACCAAAAGGGGATCCATTTACCTACGAGGATTTTACAGAGGAACAGCTTGCAGCCTTAAAGGGGCCGAAAGGCGATACTGGAGAGAAAGGAGAAAAAGGAGAAAAAGGGGATCCGGGAGCCACATCCGCGGATGGGGTATCTTACGAGGAAGGAACGGTAAAAGATGCCTTAGACGCCTTGAAAGAGCAGATGGAAGAAGTCCTGTATGAAGCCATCCAGATCATATCCTTTACCAACAACGTCAACACCGTAGAGATGGGCAGCACTGTCAATACCGTAGTCCTGACCTGGAAAACCAACAAAACGCCGACAACCCTGACCCTGGACGGGGAAGGAATCGACAAGTCCCTGACGACCAAAACCATCGAAGGAGCCAACTTAAAAAGCAATAAGACCTATACCTTAAAGGCCACCGATGAGCGGGAGGCAACGGCTACCAAAACAAGCGCCATCACCTTTTTAAATGGCGTATACTGGGGCGTTGGAGAGAGCAAAGACTCTTTCGAC